TCTTTCTTGTATCGGTAGAGTTTCATAGTGCCTCCACATCATCAGCAATCTCATTCAGTTCTTGAGCAGTATGAGTAAGCCAAGGTTCATTTGCAAGCACTCCATCTCTATGAATGAGAGAAGAAATCACACGAATAGAAGATGCTAATGCTTGTTTCATATCATCGGTGGGTTCTACAATCAATTCTGCTTTGAATGTTTCCCAGATTTGATGTGCGGTATTCGTCATCATTGTGGTTCTCCAAAAAGTCCAGTGTATCCAGTGGAATAAGATGTTTCGTAGCAACCATCATCATAACCCATTTGATAGATTTTTTGGGCAAACTTCAAGAGGTCTTCTTCATCACATTCCCAGTAAATGTCGTGTGTTGTTTTACTTATGTGTCTATCAAACCCATAGGTGTTAGCAAGTTTGAGGACTTCTTCATTTAAAATCATTAGAGTGCCTCCAATTCCTCACACAATTCTAACACATCAGCACACATAATCACACCAGGGCTTTGTTGGAGTTGGTTGATTGTCTCACGGAGAACAGAAGCAATAATCTTTCTACTATCCTCATCCAAATAAGTAGCAAAATCCTCCACAGGGGTCATTAGTGCTTCTGAATACCCGTTGATGTAAGTATCCCAGATTTTTTGTGCTCGTTCAGTCATTTCATTCCAATCAGTTTAGCAAAATCAGGAGTGATGGTAAGGTTTTGTTCTTTTACAAGATTACGAACTTCTTTACGAAGATGAAGATACTTGTCTCGGTATTCTGTGAGATACTTTTGTGCTCGGTTCTTTTCATCAAAGTCGCACTGGTGTTCATAGGTTCTATCATATCTCATTTTTTTAAGTCATCCAAACAAGCAATAAGTTTTACGATGTGATAGTTTTCTTTGAAATGCTCTGTGTTATTCAATTCCTCATAGGCATCTTCTATTGTAAGGTAAATGACTTGATTGGTCTTGTGTAAATCAGCATAGACCTTACCATCCTGCCTCTTCAACATAATCACATAGAATTCAGTCATTTCAGTTCCTCTTCATCTTGTTCAATCTGAAAGATAGCATTTAGAAACTCCAAAGCATACTTACCCACAACCCAGGCATCTTTATCCTCAAAGAACCGATCACCAATGGTTCTCATATTATAGCATTCTTTGTCTTTATCAAAGAAAGCAATCACATAACAATACTCTTTTTCAGAACCATTATCACGATGCCACCTAACGAGTTCATACTTGTTGTTGAATTTGCTCCAACGAAACTCTATGTTACGAAATCTCATTCTTCTTCCTCTTCATAGGGAAAGAGAGCATCATACTCTTCATCAGTTAGAGTGAGATACTGGACATCAGCATCTCTATGTTCTTCGGCATACACCAACTGATAGTGAGCAAAACTGCTTTCAGAAGTGCTAGCGTATTCTACGACACCATCAACAAGGCATAGGTAGTTCATTCGCCAATCTCCATAATCTCAATAACAGATTTGATCTTTTGTAGATCTTCTAAACGTACCTCAATCTCATCATATTCTTCACAAAATTGCTCCATACGTTCTTGATGCCCCTCATCATCGTAGTTGGTTTCTTCACGAATTTCCCATTCTACATCAGATAGACGTGCTCTGGTATCATCAATGAAGTATTCAAGTGTATCAATCAAAGACATTAGAGCACCTCCCAGTGTGCGTCAGATTTATCACCGAAACGATTAGTACCAGTTCTTGTACTAACCCAGAAAAAATATTTACGATTTTCTGATGCCAAGAACAACTCACCACCAGTGTCTTGCTCCACAGTACATACAGGATTATTGCCCATAATGTTTGCTAACCTATTGACTGCTTTTTTACTTTTAGGTCTGACTGTGACTTTGCGATTCATTAGTCTTTTGAATATAGTGTTATTATACAGCAGATATCGGATTTTTGAAACCCTTATGGGACACTTTCTCAACCGTCACACTTGCCTTTTCTTTTCATTCTATTTTTAGCCCATAATTCTTTCAAATGCTCTTTATTTTCTTCCTTCCATTTTTTGATTTTATCTTGATTATTTTTTCTCCATTCTTTCATATATTCTTTTCTTTTTTCTTTTATTTTTTGCTGATATTTTCTATCTCTTTCTCTTTTTGCTTCCCGTTTTTCCTCATCAGTAAAATATTTTTTATTTGGTCTAATATCAGTTCTATTTTTCGCTGCTATACTTTGTTTCTTTTTAGTTTCCTCTGATGGAAGAAATCCTCTACATCCTTCTCCACCAATTGTTGAATTGTATCCATTATGATAAGTATCATACTTATCAACATAAAATATTTCTTGTTCGTTCAAAATACAAGTATCATATTCATCAACAATCCCATAAATGAAATTATTCCATCCATATTTTCTTACGGCACGATAAAACTTATTATTTACACCTCTACTACAATCGTGCCTGTGCTGACCCTTTCTTCTTTCTTCAAATACAGTTTGCCCTATGTATTTTTTCCCAGTAGGAATACAGTGATAGCAGTAAATTACTCCTTTCATTCTACTCTAATTTGCTCGCAATAATATTTATAATACAAAGGAGGGACTTTCACCCTCCTCCTGAAAAGTGCGAGCAAATCAGGTATTGTTATTTAGGTTTTTTTTTCAAGAGCAATCTCAAGTTTCAGTTTACGAATACCAGTTACAAAGTAAGCAAAATCACGAGTTTCTGTAATAGGTTTGATTTCACCACATACACCACACTTTGACTCATAAACAGAGGAGCACCCTACAGAATATACTCCATACTTCTTCCCACAGTCAAAACAGGTATTGTAGGCAGTTTCAAGTTTCTTCAGGAGTGCCTTCTTCTCTTTGAGATTCATAACGCAGTTCAACAAGAGGTTTTTTGTCTATGAGGTAATCATACAGCATCTGGGCAAACCCGTAGTGGGGTCTTGTGCCAGTTTCAATACTGGTTGAAGTGGCAACCGTCCACATAATGTCAAGGTTAAGTTTATCAGGTAAAGTCTTCATCATCTAATTCTACATCATCAATAAGTTCTTTAAGTCTATTCATAAAGTCTTCATCCATAGGTATCAACTTCTCTTCACCTCTATCAATTCTATCACACATTTCCATCAGGTATTCTAGAAACTCTTTAGGATATGTTTCATCAAGATTGATAGAAGTCCAGAACCACTGATAACATTCTTCATATGGATCATCATCTTTCAGTAGAGCATAGTTCTCATAGTTTCCGCTGATGAGGTCACGCCACATCTTGAAATTGTTCCAGATTTCTCTCCAACCAGTCTGGAAACAATGTCCGAAGTAATACTCAAACCAATTCAGTTTCGTCTTCATCTACTTCCTCCAAATGATCCCATCTCCAAGTGCGGGAAAGCAAATCAATATCAAACCCAAACTTATATGCCCAGAAGAGAATGCCCAATAGACCATTACTTCCCATTGTAATCTGAAGATAAGGTGAAGAAGGGAAGTCATTCCAACTTACAGAAAACTGAAACAAACTCCATCGTTTGATGTTTAGAATTTGAGCATACCAATCTGTTCCAAAATCTTCTCTTTTTGAAAATTTAATTAATTTCATATTAAATTTACTTTTTTACATTATATCATAAATGACTTACAAAAACAATACCTTTATGATTTTTTGAAAGATTTCTATGGACATTGAGGACACTACTATATAAGTATTCATTTTCCCTACACCACAATTTCAAACATTCAACTATTAAAACTTTCCCGTCTTCAAAAATTAATTTCCAAGTTTTTGTTTTTGGATTATCAATTCCTTGCGTTCTTTTTTTACTTTTTAATCCTATTTTCTTTTTTGTATCTTCAGTATGCTTTCTTCCATAAAAATGATTATTTTCTCCCTTTATTTTATTTCGTTCTTCTTCATTCCATCTTTTTAATTGGTTTTGTCTAATTTTGTTTTTACGGTTTTCTGTATGCTTATATCCACTACACCCATCACCACCATCAGTTCTATTATGAAGAATACCTGTTCCCAAATCTTTTCTACCAAACACGGCAATCATATAAATTTCGTGTTGAATTGATTGCTCTTCTGTTAGATTTTTCTTTAAAAAAAGTATTCTATCTTTTGATGGAACAAAAATCCTATGTTTTTTTCTATCAAATGCTCTACGTTTTTTACCTTTTCCAATATAGTAAGGCGTCCCATCTTCACGCAAGTAAGCGTAAGTGTAGTATTCCATCTTGCTTTAATTTAAGTCGCAATACTATTTATACAAGAAAAGGTGCCCGAAAGCACCATTTCTACCTGAAAAATGCGACTTAATCAAGCATTATTATTTATCAGTCATCTTTAAATCCATCTTCAAAGTCAAACCATTCATAGAGAGAGTTCATCGCACCATCTACCACACAATCAACCACAGCATCTTTATGTGGATTCTCTACGTGTTTATGAGCACGATTGTAACCATAACGGACACCTTCTTCCAGTGCCATTTCCAATACCTTACGGAAGTTGGGTTTCATATCAATAAGGAAGAGATTTCAGACCATCCAGAACTTCCTGAAAGCGTTCGGCACGACTCTTGTGGTGCTCTACATTCTCCTCAAGCACACTCACAATATCGTCCAGGACAACATCCAGAGACGCATCAGTATCAAAGTATTGTTGGATTGCTTCGGCAAGATACCGCCGCCGACTCCATTCCATACTATAGGGTTTGTAGTCCATAATAATGGGTGTATATGGGTGTATTATAGAGTATCTAGGTCTGGTTGTCAAGATCTAAACATTTCTCAAACTTATCTCTTAACTCATTAAGTTTAACCTGATGTTGAAACTCCATAATGTGATCCTTTATTTCTTTCTCAGCATCGGTCAGTTCTAAACGATACTTGAGTTTAATATCAACAAGACGCACCATTTCCATATAGAATTCTGTGCCCTTATGAATAAACTCCTCGTATTTCAATCTCTCTGCCTCCAGTCATCTGGTTTATCTCTATCTTCGGTCCACCAGTCAACCATATCATCTACACTATCAAAACCACGTTTGCCGAAACGGTCTAAACCAGTTCCACCAATATCAAGTTGGTTCAAAAAATCATCCATATCTCCTTCACGCATGTTAGGATTCTCTGCAGTCCTTCTTGCTTGACGGAGCATGGTAGCAGCAGAGCGATTTGCTTTTGCAAGTTTCTCTGCCCAAATCATATCTTCTAAACTTACCTCTTCATGTTTAGCAATTCGCTCACAAATTGCTTCAAGACGAAGACGGTATTGTGTAGAGAGCATATCATTCTCCAGATATACGTTTATTTATTTTTAGATTGTAACTCATCCATCAACTCCTTTGCAAGTTGATTTGAGCGTCTCCACATTGAATACTTTGCCCAAGGTGTTCTTGGATTATTTTTTAACCACCAGACTTGTCTGATAATTCTGTTTTTTGTAATATCAAAAATATAAACAAAGGCATCAGCAACATTCTTGTCGCTTATAACAACATAAACGACTATTGCAAATATTGCAAACCAAGCATAATAGGTCATCGTCTAAGTAGTTTTAGATATTCTAATACATGCTCACGAACATCCATGAGTTCGTTGTAACATTTTTGATTATGAGCACACTGACGAAGTTCGTGGTCTGGTTTATGCACACTTTCAATAAACAGATCCAGTCCTCGGTTCCATTTGATGTCTGGTGCTTCATCCATAAAGTTCATGCAATTTTTAC